CGGAGCCACGACTAAGTACATCCCGCTGTACACCAGCCTGACTCTGTAAGATTTTGCGAGGGGGCGTAAGCCCCCTTCTTCCATTACAGGAGAGTCAGAATGGCAATGCAAACAGATGTCTTAGCCAGCAAGGTCCGCACTGACGCGGGCCAGATGCTGGATCAGAATAGCCTTGTTATTGGCCGCGCCCGTGTTAAGGCGATTTATATCGTCCCTGATACGACTGCCGGTACGGTGACGTTTATCGATGGCGGGGCAAGCGGTGCCACCAAGATTGTAGTGAACACCAAGGGTAGTTCTACTGCGCCTGATTATATGCTGCTACCGGGCGAAGGGCTGCTTTTCCAGTCCAATATCTACATCATCCCGTCAGCCGTCGTCTCAACGATGGTGATTTATGGCTAAAACCCCGGCATGGCAGCGCAAAGAAGGCAAAAACCCTGCTGGTGGATTGAACGCCAAAGGCAGGGCTTCCTATAACCGCGCTAATCCCGGTAAGCCGGGGCTGAAGCGACCGCAGCCTGAAGGCGGTGCCCGTAAGAGATCTTTCTGCGCCCGGATGTCGGGAATGAAGAAGAAACTTACGAGTGCTAAAACGGCTAACGATCCTAACAGCCGTATCAATAAATCCTTGCGAGCATGGAACTGTTAAATCATGGAAATGCTCGTTTGGAACATGGTTCTCACGGGAATCGTGGCGATATTGAGTTTTGTGGTTAAGGAGAAGTTTGCCGAGTTACAAAGACTCGGCATTTTGCTTAATAAAACTCGGGAAGAAGTAGCGCGTGACCACATCACCCGTGCAGAAGTCCGGGAAGATATGAGGCAACTGATTGACCGGCTTGAGAAGTTGGATCAGAAAATAGACCAACTAATCAAAAACACTAAATGATTTAGAGGCAATTTAAATGAAAGAGTCCAAGGCAATGATGAAGAAAGAAGTGTCCTTTATGAAAAAGAAGGGCGCTCCGAAGTCCATGCTGAAGCACGAAATGGCTGAGATGCGTGGCATGAAGAAAGGTGTGAAGAAAATGGCTGGAGGCGGTTCTACCGGTTCCTTCCGTCGTCAGGCCGATGGCATTGCCAGCAAAGGCAAGACCAAGGGCAAAATGGTCAAGATGATGGGCGGCGGCTACTGCGGCTAATTGAGGCGATCATGAAACGTAAAATGCGAAAATTTGAAATGGGGGGTCCGACCAACTACGCCGAATCTGGCGGTGGTGGCGGGTCTGAAATGAGCTTTAGCGAAGCCTTCAAAGCCGCACGCGCTGTGGCTAAAAGAGAAGGCCGCGACCCGGACAAGGAGCAGTTCACTTGGAAGGGTAAGAAGTACAAGGCAGAGATGGGCGGTGGTAGCAAAGACTCTGCCCCCTCTCGTGTAACGAAGACTGAAACGACTACGGAAGTTGAGGCTCCCGCTTCAAGCGGCGCTCGTTCTGGCGGTCGTGGCAGTAAGCCGGGTTCGGCTAAGGTTGGTACGGGACGCTACGATGACCCGACTTCCAGTTACATGGACCGTGTGCTTTCTCCGTTCAAGCGTTTGACGGGCGGCAATCTTTTCGGTCAGCGCGAAGTTGAGCGAGTTGCCAAAGGTGCTGGCGTTGGCACGGAAGAGGCTCGTCGCAGATTGCGCGAGGCTGGCATGAACCGTGGCGGCAGCGTCAAGAAGATGGCTGGCGGCGGCATGGCTCGTTCTTCTGCTTCCAAGCGTGCTGATGGTATTGCCCAGCGTGGCAAGACCAAAGGCCGAATCATCTAAATATGGATCGCATCCCTAAGTACACCGCAGGGATGTTTAAAAAGAAGATGTCTCGATTTGGGGCATCTTCGATCCGTATGCCGCGCATGGCTAAACCGCGAATTAAGAAACTTGCGGGCGGCGGAAACGTAGATGAAGAAGTAGTTGCTTACGATCCGCGAGATCCAAAAGTAGCCGACCTTCTAAAGCGCATGGATGTACCTTACGAAGACATCGTAAGACTGCGTAATCGTGCGGTCGTGAAAGGTAAAACCGGGCCGTATCGTGGCAGCGGTAAAGCGTTTAGAGAGCCGATTATTGGCTACGACCAGAAAGCTAACGAGTATTACCTGATGGGACCAGACACCCCGCAAGAGCCTTACAAAGGACGAGGGGAAAGACTGGGGAACGCGAAGGTAAGTAATAAGGCTTCTGGCGGTAGGATTCGTGGTGACGGCATCGCCAAACGCGGTAGAACCCGAGGCAAATTTGTATGATGGCTTCACGTGGAATGGGCGCTATAGCGGCAAAAAAGATCCCCCGTGCAAAGCGCAGGGGGGATAGCAAGCCTGTAATAGGCACTGGAAGACCCATTAAAACTTTCGCCAAGGGCGGCGAGAGCCGCGTGAATGAGGCGGGAAATTACACTAAGCCCGGTATGCGTAAGCGGCTCTTTGAATCCATTAAGGGCCGGGCCACGCAGGGTACCGCTGCAGGGCAGTGGAGCGCGAGGAAGAGTCAGTTGTTAGCGAAAGAATATAAACGGCGGGGCGGTGGATACAGAGACTAAAACTTGCACAATGTGCGGGGAGGAAAAGCCTCTCACAGCCTTCCGTAGTCGAGGCGGGGTGATGCGGCACTTGATAAAAAGCAGGTGCAATTCTTGTTTATACAAAGAGCATAGACGTTGGACTAAAGAAAACCCGGAGCGTATTAGAGAGTATCGAAATAGAGACAGTTGGACTTTGGCTAAGCGATGTGCCAGACGAGGCATTACACCAGAGCAACTAATTGATACTTATGAGCGTCAGGAAGAATGTTGTGCTATATGCAAAGATGGAATTGAGTTAATTGATAGTGCTATAGATCATAATCACGAAACGGGCGAGTTTAGAGGCGTTCTTTGTAAACAGTGCAACAGAGCATTAGGAATGTTTAAAGACAGCCCTAAAGTACTTAAAAATGCGCTTGAATATTTAGATTCTTTTGGAAATTACGGTGATGGCACTTAAATCTTCTCAGCAGTCGCTCAAGGCTTGGACTCAGCAGAAATGGAGGACAAAGAGTGGTAAACGATCTTCTGACACGGGCGAAAGGTATCTACCAGAAGCTGCGATCAAAGCTCTCAGCCCTCAAGAGTATGCTCGTACAACGGCTGCCAAAAGGCAGGGTAAAGCCCAAGGCAAGCAGTTCGTCGCCCAGCCCAAAGGCATCAAAGAAAAAGTAAGGCCGCATCGTAAGAGAGGTATGTGACATGGCTGAGAAGTGGATTCAGAAAGCAATCAAGAAACCCGGTGCGCTACGTGCGTCGTTGGGCGTTAAGGCTGGGCAGAAGATCCCGGCCAAGAAGCTTGCCGCCGCTGCCAAAGCTCCCGGCAAAATGGGACAACGTGCGCGTCTGGCTCAGACGTTGAAGGGTTTGAAGAAGTGAGCGAACCGACCGACATCGAGATGTTCAAGGCGCAGGTTCAGGCTGAGTTGAATCGGCTTGAGGCGCAGTCGTCCGCCAAGGATGTGGCGGGTAAAGCCATTGGCAAAGATGGTTTGAAATACATCACAGCGATTGTTGTCATCGGTGTCGTGTCTAGCCTGTTCCTTGATAACGACAAGATTGCTGCCGTTATGGGGCTGCTTGGTGCGTCCTTGACCGCCTTGATCTCCATGCTTAACGGGATCGCAGGCACGGTGGAGAAAGAAGAGAAGCCGGAGTTTGAGGTCATCAAGGAACTCATCACCAAACTCGACAAGCTGGATCGTAAAGAGCAGCCGATGCGGGTTGATGTCGAAGGCGATCATGTTACCGTCACCAAGGGTGACGATGTGGTAACAGCGAGGAAGTAATGACCTACAAAACCACAGCCACGACGGACTTCAATCTTGATCTCAACACGATCATCGAAGAGGCTTTTGAGCGTTGTGGTGCGGAGTTGCGGACGGGTTACGACTTCCGTACCGCCAAGCGTAGTCTTGGTCTATTGCTCATGGACTGGGCGAACCGGGGTATTAACCTCTGGACGCTGGAGACTGATACCCAGACTCTGACGTACAACGTCGGTACCTACGATCTGGATGTCGATACGGTTGACTTACTTGACCACGTGATTCGGACTGGAACCGGCACGAACCAGCAGGACATCAACATCACGCGCATTTCGTCCAGCACGTACCTCTCCATCCCGAACAAGAACGCGACGGGTCGCCCGATCCAGATCTGGATTAATCGGCGTACGGGTGCAACGGGTGCCGATGATGTCGTGGTGAAGCCCCAGTTCACGGTCTGGCCGAAGCCTGACAACACGACGACTTGGACGCTGGTCTACACCAGACTTGTCCGCATGTTCGACCCCGGTAACGGTGTGAACGGTCAGGATATCCCGTTCCGCTTCCTGCCCTGCATGGTGGCGGGTCTGGCCTACTACCTGTCGATGAAGATTCCCAACGCGATGGAGCGTATGCAGGCGTTGAAGTCTCAGTACGACGAGGCTTGGGATTTGGCGGCAGGCGAAGACCGCGAGAAGGCGGCAATCCGATTTGTGCCACGTGAGAGCTTCTTGGGTGGATACTAATGCCCAACCGGTATGCAAGTGGCAAGAATGCAATCGCGGAGTGCGACCGGTGTGGATTCCGGTACAAACTTCGTCAGTTGAAGTCTTTGGTGATCAAGACCAAGAACGTAAATATCTTGGTCTGCCCGGAGTGTTGGGAACCTGATCAGCCGCAGTTGTCGCTAGGTCTTTACCCAGTCGATGACCCGCAGGCATTGAGGAACCCGAGACCTGACTTGAGTTACTACGAGGAAGGTAACAACGGCGCAGGTGGTAGTAGAATGATTCAGTGGGGTTGGAACCCGGTCGGCGGATCAAGTTCGTTCGATGCAGCACTAACCCCCAATACTCTCGTCCCCACGGGCGAAGTAGGAACCGTAACGGTCGTAACGACCTAGGAGATTGAGATGAAAGACGGGATGCGTAAAGTTGCAAAGGAAGAAGTGCGTAAGCACGAAAAATCCATGCACAAGATGCGTGCTGGCGGCAAAACCAACAGCGACATGAAGAAGTACGGTCGTGGCATGGCGAAGGTGATGAACCAGCGCAGCCCGATGCGGGGCTCTTCGGGTCCGAGGTAAGCCATGAACAACATGAACAAGATCAAGCCCAACACCGATTTGACGGGTCGCAACGGCTACCCTGAGAAGGATGTGAACAAGGGCGTCACCCACATGAAGATGAAGGGTGCTGGTGCTGCGACGAAGGGCACGAAGTTCGTGTCGCAGATCAATCTTGATACGGATATGAAGTATCGCTCGGGCTGGTCGCCGTGAATTACAGTCAGCTTTCTACACTGATTCAGGAGTATTGTGAGTCTACGGAGCAGAGCTTCGTAGCGAATATTCCTACGTTTGTGCAGTTAGCTGAAGAGCGGATTTATAACTCCGTTCAGATTCCGGCCATCCGTAAGAACTCGACGGCCACGATGACGATTGGGAATAAATACATGTCCCTGCCGTCTGACTGGCTCTCGACGTTCTCGCTGGCGGTATTTAATCCGAGCAACAACGAATACACGTACTTGCTCAACAAGGATGTGAACTACATCCGGCAGGCGTATCCAGACGCTGATGACTTGGGGCGACCTGAGTATTACGCGATCTGGGATGACAGCACGATGATCCTTGGCCCTGCGCCTGACATCGCGTATACGGCTGAACTGCATTATTACTACTATCCTGTCTCCATTGTTAATTACGGTACGTCATGGCTTGGTGACAACTTTGAAACCGTGCTGCTCTACGGTTCTTTGCGCGAAGCCTACACGTACTTGAAGGGTGAGCAGGACATGATGAATTACTACGAGCAGAAGTATCAGGAGTCTCTGGGCCTGCTCAAACGCCTTGGTGATGGTCTGGATCGTCAGGATGCTTACCGCTCGGGTCAAGTTAGGATTCCTGTCACATGAGCTTCGTAGGTCAATCAAACGTAGGTCAGGTCTTTGTCCAGACCACAAACAGCCGTGAACACACGGTTGAAGAGATTGCTGAACGTGCGGTGAACCGTGCGCTTCGTGCTGAGACCCAAGAGGCTTTGAAACTGATACTGATTAAGTATCTGCAAGAGGCACAGGACGCAGCTTTGAAAACTGCACGACGTAAATTAATTGAAAATGGTTTTAGTGACGCGACCGCGTATTTAGGAGATTAACTGTGGCTATATCCCAAGCAATGGTTACGTCGTTCAAGGTAGAAATCCTTGACGGCATTCACAACTTCGGTGTTGGCGTGGTCCGTGCTTCAACGGCAGCGGATGTATTCAAGCTGGCTCTGTACACCTCGTCGGCCACGCTGGATGCTTCAACCACGGCATACACGACCTCTAACGAAGTATCTTCGTCTGGCACGAACTACACGGCAGGGGGTCTGACGCTTACGATCTCGCAGGTTCCGACTTCAACGGGTACGACGGCGTTCCTTGATTTCGACGATCTGACGTTCCCAAGCGCGACCCTGACGGCGAACGGCGCTCTGATCTACAACGCGACTCAGAGCAACAAGGCTGTGGCAGTGCTGGCATTCGGCGGTGACAAGACCTCGACGGCTGGTAACTTCACCATCCAGTTCCCGTCTGCTACCTCGACGACTGCCATCCTTCGCATCGCTTGATGGGGGCTTAAATGGCCCTCGTACTTGCAGATCGCGTCCTAGAGACAACCACTACTGCTGGTAGTGGGACCATATCGCTTGCCGGTGCGAGTGTCGGCTATCAGGGTTTTTCGACTGGCGTAGGCAATGGCAATCAGACCTATTACGCGATAGTCGCCCAGAGCGGCACCGAGTGGGAAGTTGGTATCGGCACCTACACTTCGATAGGTGATTCGCTATCTCGTGATACGGTTCTTGCATCAAGTTCCAGCGGAGCCAAGGTCACGTTCTCGGCGGGAACGAAGCAGGTCTTCGTCACTTACCCTGCTGGTAAGTCTGTTTACTTTAGTGCTTCCGGCACGATCAGTGCGAACTCAGGCACGATCACCAATGTTGCCACGCCGACCACTGCATTCGATGCGGTCAATAAGCAGTACGTCGATGATCTCGTTGCTTCAGGTATTACTTACCATACGCCTGTTAAGTACGAGGTGCCTGATACCACGGGCAACCTGAATGCGACTTATAACAACGGTTCGTTAGGTATTGGCGCAACGCTGACCAACGCAGGGACGCTTGCAGCCTTTGTTCCAGATGGTGTTACGGCATCCATCAGTGATCGCATCCTGATTTATAACCAGACCAACGCCGCGCAGAACGGCGTTTACACGGTCACGGTAGTCGGTAATGCGTCAACGTCATGGGTGCTGACGCGCTCTACGGATACGAACAGCTACGCACTAAAAAGCCCGACTGGGCTGGGCGCTGGCGATGCGTTCTTCATCACTTCGGGTAACACCGGAGCCGGTGAAACTTACGTCTGTAATACGACCGGGACTATCGTATTCGGTACAACTGCAATTAACTTCGTTCAGGTTTCTGCCACACAGATCTATGCGGGTGGAAACGGGATCAGCATTAGTGGTCCAACGATTTCGCTGATTGCTCCAGTCACGGTAGCGAATGGCGGCACGGGACTTACAACGGCCCCGACTGACGGTCAGTTGTTGACGGGTAACGGTACAGGCTACAGCCTCAATACGCTCAAGGGCAGCACCGGGATTAGCGTTGCTAACGCGCCGGGTTCGATCACGATCACCAATACTGCACCCAATCAAACGATCACGCTGTCGGCGGGGTCAGGCATTTCGGTGGGTGGCGGGTATCCCAGTTTCACGGTTTCTTCGACGGGCAGTGGTGGTCCTGTTCTTGAATCGGATAAAACAATCACAACGAGTTACACCATCTCGACGGGTAAAAATGGTTTGAGCGTAGGTCCGGTAACGATTGGATCAAGCGGCGTTTTAAACGTCCCAACGGGTCAGACCTACATGGTTATCAATTCAGCAGGTGGTAGCGGCGCAGGTCAGATCGCTACTGTCGGCAAAACAATCGCTATGTCGATTGTGTTCGGAGGCTAAATGGCTAATCCAAATATTGTCAGTGTCAGCGCCATCTACGGTGAGAACTCACTGACTTCACTATCCACCACCAGCGCGACGAGCATCGTGAGTAACGCGGCTTCAAGCGGCAAGGTCTATAAGATCAATAGCCTCATCGTTGCGAATGTGGACGGCGCAAGTGCAGCCGATATCACGATCAATGTTTATAGCCAAGCGGCTCTGGGTGGTACGGCGTATGCCCTTGCTTCCACAGTTTCAGTTCCCGCAGATGCGACATTGGTGGTGATCGACAAGAACACTTCGATCTATCTGAAGGAGAATCAGTCCATCGGTGCTACGGCTGGCACAGCGAACGATCTGGTCGTGGTCGCTTCTTGGGAAGAGATCAACTAATGACGCTTCGTTATACGGGCGGTTTCATTAGAGCAGCCGCACCGACTGTATCGGCCTCTGGAGCTTCAGGAACATGGCTGTTAAGCCAGATCCTCCCGTATCGCGCTGCGGGAACATGGCCTGTTAATTTTGTTTCAGTTATTCAAACTTTTCTTGCTACAGGAACTTGGACCGCACCGGCTAGTGTTACCGAGGTGGAATACCTTGTCGTCGCCGGCGGGGGCGGTGGTGGGTCATTCGGCGGTGGTGGCGGTGCAGGAGGATTCCGCACAGGCACAGGGCTATCTTTTACTGCTGGAACCGATTATGCGATTACCGTTGGCGCAGGAGGCGCTGGTGCCGCTGCTGGAGGAAATGCCAACGGGTCAAGCGGCGCAAGCTCTATTTTTTCTACCATAACGTCAGCAGGCGGTGGTGGTGGTGGGTCACAAAACACCACTAACGGATCAAGCGGCGGCTCTGGCGGTGGCGCAGGTGGAGCGGCAAGTCCTGCTCCCGGCGGCGCTGGCAACACACCTTCTGTAAGTCCCTCACAAGGCAGCAACGGCGGCGATGGAAATAACAGCGCCCCTAACTACGGCACGGGCGGCGGTGGCGGCGCAAGCGCAGTAGGTGCAAACGGTACAAGTACCACATCAGGAAATGGTGGCGCTGGTACTGCGTCAATCATTTCTGGTAGCAGCGTTACTTACGCTGGTGGTGGCGGTGGAGGCGCAAGACCTTCATATACCGCTGGAACCGGCGGCACCGGCGGTGGTGGAAACGGGTCAACCGGCACTACGAATACTGCTGGCACAGCGAACACAGGCGGTGGTGGTGGCGCAGGAGGATTTACCTCGCCAACTTATAACGCTGGCGCATCCGGCGGCTCCGGCATCGTCATCCTGAAGTATCAAGCCCCTGTCACTACAACCATTTTCACGTTTAAATCTACGCAGAAATGGACCGCGCCTACCGGTGCAGTCAGTGTTGATTATTTGGTTGTTGCTGGTGGCGGTGGAGCAGGTGGCGGCGGAGGTGGCGGTGGTGGAGCAGGTGGTTTCCGCACTGGCACTGCGCTATCTGTAACAGCAGGCACTGAGTACACCATTACAGTGGGTGCTGGTGGCATTGGCCGTGACCCATCTGGTTCACCGGTTTCAGCAAGCGGTAACAATTCTTCTTTCAGCACTATCACTAGCACAGGTGGTGGTCGCGGTGGATCTACTGCTCCTGAACCGGGCGCTAATGGTGGCTCTGGTGGTGGGGGCACTTATGGGAACCCAGCCCCGGCAGGTGGAACTGGAAATTCTCCTTCTGTTAGCCCGTCTCAAGGAAATAACGGTGGGGCAGGAAACGGTAACAGTGTCAATAATACTGCGGGTGGTGGTGGTGGCGGAGCTAGTGCAGCAGGACAAAATGCGCCTTCTTCAACTACTGCTGGTAATGGCGGTAATGGTACTGCCTCAAGTATTTCTGGTTCTTCAGTAACCTATGCTGGTGGCGGCGGAGGCGGCGCTTGGAATGGCACGGGTGGAACGGGAGGCACGGGTGGTGGTGGTGCTGGCCGTGGAACAGCAGCGTCTGCTGGTGAAAACGGCGGAACAAATTTAGGCGGAGGCGGCGGTGCCGGAGGATACGGAACCCCAGAGGCTTATTCTCAAGGCGGTGCAGGCGGCTCCGGTATTGTTATTTTGAAGGTGAACTACTCATGAAGACATATCAACTGATGGGCATTGACACGGCAATTCATCTCCTGCGTCCCGGTGCAAAATGGGAATGGACGGGAGGATTAGGCTTTACTCGTTGGGATGATCCGCGACCGGCTCCGTCTGTCGAAGAGGTCATGGAGACCATCGAAAAGATCAAAGCCTTTGAGGACAGCATCAACACGATCCTACTGCCCGAACAGCAGAAGGCGTTTGAGGAATATGTTGGTCAAATTGAAAAGGCTAACGCTGCTTGATTACTTACAACTTATTTCCAACTGCGGTCGCCAAGTTTGAACTCGGTAGGGATTACTCTGCCGAGGAGATGGAGTTCGTGGGTTCGCAGCCTACCCATAACAACATGGGTAACACGACGAGCGACGATCACTATGTGCTGCGTCACGACACGATGGCGAATCTGCGTGAGTTTGTAGAGAACTCGGTAGCCGAATACCTGAAGTCGATCTACGCACCGAAGTACGAAGTGTCGATGCGTTTAACCCAGTCTTGGCTGAACTATACCAAGCCCGGACAGTTCCACCACAAGCATGCACATCCGAACTCGTTTATCTCGGGCGTTCTCTACATGAAGGCTGCGCGGCAGCGAGATAGGATTTATTTCTACAAAGACGGTTACAAGCAGATCAGTCTGCCAACCGACAACTACAATTTGTACAACAGCGAAAGCTGGTGGTTTGAAGTCGGCACAGGCGACCTGCTTCTCTTCCCGTCTAGCCTCACACACATGGTTGAGACCGTGCAGGAAGATGAGCGGATTTCGTTATCATTTAATACTTTTCCGGTTGGCTATGTCGGAGACGAGAGCAGCCTGACCGCGTTACATCTGAAGGAGTAATTCAAGTGGCACATTTTTGCGAATTGGACGGAAATAACGTAGTGACTCGCGTCATCGTTGTAGCCAATAAGGACACAGCGGACGCTAACGGGAACGAGGTCGAGAGCATCGGCGTAGCGTTCTGCCAGCGATTGTTCGGTGGGAACTGGAAACAGACTTCCTACAACGGGAACATCCGCAAGAACTACGCGGGTATCGGCTATGCCTACGATGCCGCTATCGATGCTTTTGTTCCGCCGAAGCCCTATCCCTCGTGGGTACTGAATACGAACACGGCGCAGTGGCAGGCTCCGATCCCTATGCCGACTGACGGCAAGATGTATTCGTGGGATGAAGCCACGCAATCTTGGGTTGAACTTCCTCGCGCTGGAAGCCTGACCGTTTAAATTAAAGGTGCAGTGTTATGGCTAATACGATCAATGCAACATCTGGTGGCATCGTCTCCACAGGCGATAGCACTGCAACCCTTGATATCCAAACGGGCGGCACCACGGCGATTTCGATCACGGCCAACCAGAGCGTCACGATCTCTAAACTGTCAGACAGCGTAGGCAATCTACGGGACATTCCTTCAGCCGGTGCAGCCAAGACTTCGGCATACACCCTGTCTATCTCGGACATTGGTGAGTTTGTGACGGTAGGTACGAGCGGATCTATTACGGTGCCGAATGACATCTTTGCCGCTGGTAACGCGGTATCGATCTATAACAACACCACCGGAAACATCACGATCACTTGTTCCATCACCACGGCTTACATTGCTGGAACTGATACAGACAAAGCGACCATGACGTTAGCGACTCGTGGTATTGCCACGTTTCTTTTCATTAACCCGTCACTCTGCGTTGCAACAGGAAACCTGACCTAATGTCCGGAATCATGATGCTGCTCCTCGCCCGTGTTGTTGGGGGCGGGAGTTACAACGAGATCAAAGTTTTTAACTCGTCTGGGTCTTGGACTGCGCCCACGGGCGTGACGAGCGTTGAGTATCTTGTCGTCGCCGGAGGAGGTGGCGGTGCGCTTTCAGGCGGTGGCGGTGGGGCTGGTGGATTTAGAACAGGTACAGGCTTTTCGGTCACAGCAGGCACGGATTACGCAATTACTGTTGGTGGCGGTGGCGCTGGAAGCACTACTGCTGTTCAGGGAACTGATGGCAGCAACTCCGTATTTAGCACTATTACTTCAACAGGTGGTGGCGGCGCGGGTACATCTGGTAGTCCTGCATCATCAGCAGCCGGAAGAAATGGCGGTTCTGGTGGTGGCGGTGGTGTTGCTGGCCCTGCCGGGCCGGGAGGCTTAGGAAATACCCCATCAGTTACGCCATCTCAAGGAAGTAACGGCGGTAGTAATGCTGCGGCGGCTCCATATTACGGCGGCGGTGGCGGTGGTGGTGCATCGGCTGTTGGCGCTAATGGAACTTCAACTGCTGGCGGCAATGGTGGAAACGGAACAGCATCATCTATTTCCGGCAGTTCAGTAACTTATGCAGGCGGCGGTGGTGGTGCTGCGTATCAGGCAGGCACTCTTGGCTCTGGTGGTACTGGAGGCGGTGGCGCGGCAGGCAAAGCACCGGGAACTGCAACGGCAGGAACCGCTAACACCGGCGGCGGAGGCGGTGGTGGGCATCAAGACCCAAATACCAATGGCGCAGCAGGCGGCTCCGGTGTCGTCATTCTTCGCTACAGAGTCCCTGTCCAGACTGTTATTCAGACCTTCACATCTTCCGGCACATTCACGCCTCCGACTGGCGTAAGCGAGGTTGAGTACCTTGTGGTGGCCGGTGGCGGTGGTGGTAGTAGAAACGGAGGCGGCGGTGGCGGTGCTGGCGGCTTCCGCACAGGGACTGGATTAAGCGTAACGGCTGGCACGGATTACGCAATTACTGTTGGAGGCGGTGGGCCGGGAGGACTTGGGCCATCTCCGGCGGTGGCAGCGGGTAACGGGTCAGATTCCATATTTAGCAGCATCACCAGCACGGGCGGTGGGCGTGGCGGCGGGTACACCGATGTTCCTAACGCGGTCGGCAATGGTGGCTCTGGCGGCGGTGGTGCTGCGGGAAAAACAGGCGGCACAGGTAACACGCCTAGCACAAGTCCCTCGCAAGGCAACAATGGCGGCAATGGCGCTGCTGATGCAAGCCCGTATGCTTGTGGTGGCGGTGGTGGCGCTAGTGCGGCAGGTGCAACTGCAACGAATCCCAACGGTGGTAACGGTGGAAATGGTACGGCTTCATCCATTTCTGGCGCATCCGTAACGTATGCGGGTGGCGGTGGTGGTTCAACCGGAAGTTCTGGTGCAAGTGCTGGGACGGGGGGAACCGGAGGCGGTGGAGCGGGTGGCGCGGGGCCAACATCAGCACCCGGCACCGCAGGAACAGTAAATACGGGCGGTGGTGGTGGCGGTGGCTACAACCCTAACGGCGGCTCCGGCGGCTCCGGCATCGTCATCATCAAATACACGCTAGGCACAGCCTCGATCCTGACGTTCAACTCAACCACGCAATTCACCATGCCTGCGGGTGTGGCGTATGTGGACTATCTCGTTGTGGCCGGCGGCGGCGGTGGTGGTAATACGCAAGGCGGCGGTGGCGGTGCTGGTGGTATGCGTACCGGCACGGGGCTTTCTGTCACGCCGGGATCAACGTACACCATTACTGTTGGTGCGGGTGGTGCAACGTCTACGACGACAGTAAATAAACGCGGCGGCACAGGCAGCGACTCCGTATTTAGCACCATCACTTCAACGGGTGGCGGTGGTGGCGGTGGTGGCACAGGCGGAGAATCCGCCTCTAATGGTGGGTCTGGCGGTGGCGGTGCAGGTGGTGCAGCGCAGGCTGGAGGAGCGGGAAATACGCCATCTGTCAGTCCAAGCCAAGGAAATAATGGCGGAACCGGAAATGGGTCGTTCCCAAATTTAGCCGGCGCAGGTGGCGGCGGCGCATCTGCTGTAGGGTCAGATGGCAGTTCTACGGCTGGCGGAGCAGGTGGAGCAGGTACAGCCTCTAGTATTTCTGGCGGTTCTGTTACTTATGCAGGCGGTGGTGGTGGCGGCACTTATGTTGGTGGTACTGCTGGAACAGGCGGTACTGGAGGCGGTGGCGCTGGCTCAAATTCAAGCACGGTTGCAACTAACGGAACTGCCAACACAGGCGGCGGAGGCGGTGCGGGATCGCAATATAGTCCCGGCTCAACAAGCGCGGGTGGTACAGGCGGCTCCGGCATCGTCATCCTGAAGCTCTACTTCAACAACTCAGACATCTACACCTTCACCTCGACGCAATCGTGGACGGCTCCGACTGGCGCTGTCAGCGTGGATTATTTGGTCGTCGGCGGTGGCGGCGGAGGATGTTCTGGTGGTGGTGGCGCTGGTGGTTTCCGAACTGGAAGTGCATTAAGCGTTACGGCTGGCACTTCTTACACCATCACTGTTGGCGCAGGCGGGGCTGCTGCACGACATGACAATAACGTAGCGCAGGGCAGCGACGGGTCTAATTCCGTATTCAGCACTATTACTTCAACAGGTGGTGGCGGTGCGGGTGGAGACGGCCCCGCAGTTAAAAATGGAAGAAATGGCGGCTCCGGTGGCGGTTCTGGTTATGGGAGACCGGGAACCGATACTGTTGGGTCAGGGAATACCCCTTCAGTTTCTCCATCGCAGGGCAATAATGGTGGCCTTGCAATTTCCGATAGTGCCACTTACACCAAAGGCGGGGGCGGTGGCGGC